TAATGATGAATATATGATGGTAACATTTGAACTTGCTATTGATGAGCTAGTTGAAAGCTCTTTAGCTATTAAAGCAATGAAAGCAACTGGAATTAAATCTAAGAGTGATGGAGTACAATCTGTTACATTTGCTGATGGTATTGAAGCATGGTCCATAACTGATAATGTGAAGATGCTTTTACCTTTGCCATTTGTAAGGTTAATGGGGTGATGATATGAGTGTGTTATTTAAAAATGCCAGTATAACTTTGTATAATAGGTATTATGATTTTTCAAGTGGATATGATCTATATCAGAGGACTGTTATAAAAGGTGTTAACTGGAATGGTATTAGGAATGCTACAGTTAGCAGCAATGGCTTATTACTAGCTGATTCCATACGTATTATTTTAGATAAATTAGAAAATTATATTTCTCCAAAACAGTTTGCAAAATTGAATGATAATGAAAGAGTAAATTATTTTACTTTAGCTATAGGCGATAAGATCGTAAAAGGTGAAATTGACTTTGAAATTTGGGGTATTAAACCTAATTCCATTGCTGATTTAGAAAATAATTATAATGATGTAGTAAATATAATGTCTTCCCGGGAACTTTCGGATCATTGGGAGGTGGAAGGTAAGTAATGGGTTCAACTATAAGAATAAATATGAACTCCACCGCTGCAATTATGGCTAAAAGAAAATTGCAAAATAATGGACCTGCGCAAGTGCTTTTTACAAAAGAATGTGCTAAAGCGTTTAACAATTATGTTCCCCTTGATACCGGTAGACTTAAGGATATGATGATTACTATAGAAACCGCTAGAATTATATACTCAGCGCCTTATGCATCAAAACAATTTTATAATAACAAGGGTATGGGAAAACAAGGTGATGCAGCTGGTGGCAAAAGGGGAAAGCAATGGGCTTCGCGCGGTTGGATTGATAATGGAAGCAAAATTGTAGAAACCATTGCTAACTTTTGTGGAGGTGTTAGCGAATGATTATAGAAAGCGTAAGAAATTTTATAAGAAATATGTCTTGTTTGGAAACTTTTAACAATGCTATTAGAGTAAATGTAAATTATTTAGAACCTAATGTAGATAATTACTCTTTAGAGGAAATGCCAATAGAGCCTATTTTAAAGAAATATGTTAATGGTGATAGTATTAGACAGTATGCATTTCTTTTTACAAGTAGAGAGCCATATAGTAGTGATGTAATTCAAAATATAGATAATTCAGGATTTTATGAAAAGTTTGCAGATGAAATTGAAAATAAGAATGATAATGAAATATTCCCTATACTAGACGCAAATTTAGAGGTTATAGAAATTAAAGTAACTAGTACAGGGTATGCCTTTGCAGTTAGTGAAGATACAGCTCAATATCAAATTCAGTTAAGACTAAAATATTACAAAAAACAAGGAGGAATTTAACATGATACGTAAAAGAAAAATACAAGCAAACTATTTGAAAGTAGCAGAGGCATTTGAACTATTAGGAACAGGCTTCACAGAGCTAAATGAAAGCCCTAGTGCTCAAACAAGTTCTAAGAGGTACATTAATCAATCAAGTGCAACTCAATCAGTTACAGGCTATGAATGGGGAACTTCATTCAATGCGGATCAAATAGTATCTGAAAATGCTATTGAGCATATTAGAAACATTGGAGAAATGCAGTTAACCGGTGGGGATACAGAAACAGAATATGTAATAGTTGATTTAGACCAAGCTGCATTGACTCTTGGCTTTAGAGCTAGAAAGTTTAATGTTGCTGTAGCGGTGGATTCATTTGAAGACAACGACGGTGAACTTGGAATCACTGGAAATTTCTTAGGATTAAGTGATCCTATATTAGGAACATTTGATACAGCACTTAAAACATTCACAGAAGGATTTGTACCAGCAGTATAGGAGGGATTTAATTGAAAATTAATAACGTTGAATTAGAAGATATAGATATATTGGATGCCGATGTGGCTGAAAGGTATGAAAATGCATTAGAAACTGTAAATGGAATCGCTGAGAAAGTCAAGGGTATGAAGAGCTCAGAAAGTATTAGAATTCAATGTGCCGCTATATTTGGTGTCTTTAATACTATATTTGGTGCAGGTACTGATAAAAAAGTATTTGGGGAAATAGTTAATCTGTTGATTTGTATAAAAGCTTTTGAAGAATTAATCCTAATAGTAAATGCTAAAGAGGAAGAAGTTCAAAAACTATTTAATAAATATTCTCCAAATAGGGCCAATAGACGCTCTGCAAAATAATGAATATCTTAATTGATTTATTACCCAAAGAAATTGAAATTGAGGGCATAGAATATAAAATAAATTCAGATTTTAGAAATTCTATGCTCTTTGAATTAATGATGTCAGATAATAAGTTAGATGATAATCAGAAAATAGAACAGGCCTTAAAACTTTATTACCCTAATATTCCGCAAAATATTGATTTAGCAGTAGATCAATTGCTTTGGTTTTACAGATGTGGTAAAGATGTGGTTAAATCAAGTGGAAGTGGTAAAGGCAAGAGTGCACAGATTTATGATTTTAATTTTGATGATGATTATATCTACAGTGCATTTTTAGACCAGTATAACATTGATTTACAGGACATTGAGAACCTACACTGGTGGAAATTCAAAGCTATGTTTAAATCACTAAGGGAAGATAATGAAATAGTAAAAATAATGGGTTATCGTTCTATGGATTTAAATAAAATTAAGGATAAAGAAGAAAAAGCACATTACAAAAAAATGAAAGATTTATATAAGATACAGAATAATATTGGCCAAGATGAAACTGAAAAACTTAAGCTTATTCAAGAAGCACTCCAAAAAGGCGGAGATTTATCTAAACTATTGTAAATTTATCCTATATATGCAATAATCAAATTATATTGTATAGGGGGTAATCACATGCAGTGTTCAAAGTGTAAAAGTGAAAATGTATCTGTTCAGGCAGTAACAAATACAAAGACAACGACTAAACATAGAGGATGTCTAGGGTGGCTCATATGGATTGTATTAGCATGTTGTACGTTAGGGCTTATTATTATAATCCCACTTTTAACTAACTCAAAAACAAAAACTAAAACAAAAACACATAGTGAAGCGGTGTGCCAAAATTGTGGCCACAGATGGAAAATTTAAAACATATTTATAAAAAGTACCTATATTAGGTGCTTTTTTATTTAATAAATAAAAAGCCTACTAAATAGTAAGCTTTAAATAATCTAATAACAATTTTTCTATAATCTTGCTTGCATCTGTATTCTCTTTAACTGCTTGGATTTTTAGTTGTTTGATAACCTCTTCATCAAGACTTGTAGTGAATTTCTTTCTCATAGTATCACCTCAATAAATATTATATCATTAGTACGTATATATGTAAATAAGTATTGACGTATACGTATATACGTAGTATAATTACAAGTGAGGTGATAGTTATGGATAATAGGTTTTATGTTTATGAACATATAAGATTAGACAATATGACATGTTTTTATGTGGGGAAAGGAAGAGATTACCGAGCATATGATAAAAGGAGAAACAAACATCACAATGACATTGCCAATAAACACGGATATGCTATTGTAATTATAGCTGATAATTTATCAGAGAAAGAAGCCCATTGGTTAGAAAAAGATTTAATTGACCAATACGTATTTGAATTTGGATATGGTATTAATATAAGAGGTTACAGAAATTATGATGATGAATGTTATTTAACAAATGCAACATGGGGCGGAGAAGGTCAAAGCGGAAGTAATTCAGGCATTGATAATTGGCAAGCTAAAAAGGTTATTTGTTTAAATAATAATGAAATATTTGAAACAATTACTGATGCTTGTAAGAAATATAATTCAAATCCTGTAAATGTAGTTAGTTGTTGTAAGCATAGAATTAAATTCGCAGGGAGTTTGAATGACAAACATTTGGTATGGATGTATTACAATGAGTATTTAAAACATACCAATGAAGAAATTGATACTATTTTAAAGAATGGTATAAAAAAGAAAGGGCATCAATCACATAAAATAATATGTACAACTCTTCTGAAAATATTTAATTCCATAGAAGAAGGAAAAGATTTTTATGGGATGAAAAGTGGTAGCAATATAGGTAGTTGTTGTAAGGGAGAGAGAGCTAGTGCAGGAAAGCATGATGGAATAAAGTTAAAATGGATGTATTATTCAGAATATAAAAAGTGCTTATAATAGGCGCTTTTTTATTTTAGTTTTTTTATGGGAGGTGAGAACAATTTCGGACGGAACAATAATAATTGATACTAGTGTAAATAGTAGTGGTGCTGAGAAAGGTATGAATGGTCTTAGTGGTAAACTTGGTAGTATGGCTAGTGGTGCATTAGGAGTAGCTGCAAAAACAACAGCCGCAATGGTAACAGTAGCTACTGGAGCAGTTGCTGCATTAACTAAAGCATCAATTCAACAATATGCTGAATATGAGCAGTTAGTTGGTGGAGTTGAAACGCTATTTAAAAGCAGTAGTAATACAGTAATGGCTTATGCTGACAATGCATATAAGACAGCTGGAATGTCTGCAAATGAGTATATGAGTACCATTACAGGGTTCTCTGCCTCATTATTACAAGGACTTGGTGGAGATACAAAAAAAGCGGCTGAAATAGGAAATATGGCTGTTACCGACATGTCAGATAATGCGAATAAGATGGGTACAGCTATGGAAAATATACAAACTGCATACCAGGGATTTGCAAAGCAAAATTATACTATGTTAGATAACTTGAAACTTGGTTATGGTGGTACAAAAACAGAAATGCAAAGGCTCCTTGTTGATGCAACAAAAATTTCTGGTATTAAATATGACATGAAAAAATTTAGTGATGTTATTGCAGCCATTCATGTGATTCAGACTCAAACAGGTATAACTGGGACTACTGCAAAAGAAGCTTCGTCTACTATTGAGGGTAGTTTGAACATGACTAAATCCGCATGGGCTAATTTATTAACAGGTATGGCTGATGAAGAGTCTGATTTTGATGGATTGATAAATAATTTAGTTACTAGCGTGGGTGCTTTTGGAGAAAATATATTACCAAGAATAGAAGTCGCTATTTCTGGCATTGGGTTTTTAATAGAAAGATTGCTACCTCCAATTATCGATAAAATACCAGGATTAATAACTTCTATATTACCTGGTTTATTAAATGCAGGGGTAGGTATAGTATCTTCTCTCGGAAATGGTATGCTTCAATCTTTGCCAATGATTATAAACTTGGGCATAAAAGTAATTCAATCTCTTGCTACTGGATTACAAGCTAATGCACCAGCAATAGCAATGGCAGTGGTGCAGATCATAACAAGTCTGGTAACTGCTTTTTTATCTTTATTACCACAATTAATGGATATAGGGCTACAGCTTATAAGCAATCTAGCAATGGGAATAGGGTTTGCATTACCTACGTTAATACCACTTGCAATACAGTGCATAATGAGTTTGATAAATA